CAGCGGTGGCGGACTACCGCCCCCAGGCCGGAGCCATCTCGCTGGTTGGCACCCCTGGCAACCTCAAGTCGGGCCTCTACTTCGACCTCACCAACGGGCAGGACCCGCGCGCGCCCGGCCGGTGGCAGGTGAAGGGCTGGAGCGGCCATCGATGGAGCGCCTTCCAGAATCCCCATATTCGGGAGCAGTGGGCCTCGGAGATTTCCGAACTCAAGGCCAGCAATCCAGACATTGAGCAGACGCCGGCCTTCCAACAGAACTACTACGGCATCTGGGTGGTGGACGAGTCGAAGCTCGTCTACCGCTACATGCCCATCCGCAACGACTTCAACGGCTCCCTACCCGCCCACGGGCGCGGCGAGTGGCACTTCGTCCTGGCCATCGACCTGGGCTTCCGTGACGCATGCAGTTTCACGGTACTGGCCTACCACGACCATGACCGCACCCTGTACGGCGTGCGCAGCTACAAGAAGGCGGGGCTCGACATCACCGCCACCAGCCAGGAGGCCGACGGGCTCAAGGCGCTGTGGCCCATCGAGGCCGTCACCATCGATGGCGCCAACAAGCAGGCCGTCGAGGAGTTGAATCGCCGGCACGCCCTGGGCGCCGTGGCCGCCGACAAGCGCGAGAAGGCCGAATTCATCGACATCATGAACTCAGAGTTCATCCAGGGGCGCATCAAACTGTCGCCCGCCTGTGAGGACTTGCGCGAGGAGTACGCCGGCCTCATCTGGGACGACAGGAAGATGGCGGTCGGCAAGCGCGTCGAGCACCCGGCTTGCGAGAACCACTGCGCCGACGGCACCCTGTATGGCTGGCGCCACTGCTGGCAGTACCTGGCCGAGGCCCCGCCAGCGCCAGCCCCCAAGCCAGGCACCCCTGAGTACGTCGAGGCCCAGGAGGGCGAACTGGACGCCATGTGGGCCTCCCAGATGGACGCCAACAAGCGGGCGCAGCGAGAGGAGCAGGAATGGGACTGAATCTGTCTGACTGCACCCTGGCGCAGCTCCGCGACGTCATCCGCCAGGGCGAGGCCGCCAAGGAGCTGCTGCGCGCTGCCATGGCCGAGGCCGGCGCCGCGCCTGTCGTCGTCGAGGCGCCCCCGCCCGCCGTCTCGGCCGGGCCCTCGGTGCAATTCACGGCGGCGGAGATGGCCGAGCGCGCGCGGCTACTGTCGCGCATGCGCCCGGAGATGCCGGCGGACATCGCCGGGGCAATGGGGGGCGAGTCATGACGGCCAAGGGCTACGAGTTGGGCGGCAAGCACAGCAACGACCCAATCGGCAGCGACAAGCCGCGCGGGAAGGACGCCTTCGAGCGCCGGGGCCGCTTCGACTCCGGCTGGACGGCCACCGAGAAGGTACAGAAGGCGCGCCTCATGCGGCAATTCATGCGCACGAAGGAGGGCGACGGCGGCAACTCGACGCTGTGGCGCGAGTCCGAGGTGTGGTGCGACGACTGCTCCAACTACATCAAGGTTGATGGGCATTCGCTCTGCCGGCGGTGCCTTGAGGCCAGGACGTCCGACTCGGTGCCGCCGGAATGGAGGCCCTAGGTGTGCATGTACCTGACGCCTGCGCAGCACGCCGAGAACCGCGCCGCCTTCGAGAGGTGGCTGCTCCTGGAGCGCCGCGCCTATGTGGCCACGCTGTCTCCGCCCCTGACTTCGCCAGACCTCCCCGACGACGTGCGCCGCCTCGAGGAGGCGTCCGCCACCTTCCCTGCCGCCTGGGCCCGGGTGACTCCGTGACGCTCGCCGAAGTCGCCGCCCTAGCCGATGTGCTGCGCGCCAAGGGCGTGCGCGTGTGGAAGGACGGGCCCGTCGAGATGGAGCTCGGCCCGCCCATCGACTCGGCGCCGGACTCGCCGGCCGAGCCGGAGGACATCTGTCGGTGCGGCCACCCCTTCATCGGCCACAGCGCCGAGGGCCTGTGCGTGACGGGCGGGTGTGACGTCGAGGCCTGCGCACCCCCCGAGGCCGCGTCGTGAGCGCCTTCGGCGGCAACTGGCGGCCCCGTCCCGGTGGTGCGCCCATCACCGGCCCGGTGACGGTGGCCGTCGCGCCCACCGAGACGACGGTGGCGACGGTGGACACCACCTCGCGCGCCGTCTGCGCCATCCAGGTGGACAACCTCGACGGCAGCCAGACATTCACGGGCACGGTGTACGCCCGCGTCAGCGCCAGCGGGGCCTGGGCGCCCACCACCCTCCCCGACTTCACCGGCCTCGGCCCTGGGGCCAGCGTCGCGCCGGCGATGGACACCACCGGCTACTCCGGCATCCAACTGCGCGGCGTCATGTCGGGCGCGGGCGGCAACGTGAGGGTGACGTATGCTTAGCGCCCTCCTTCTGGTGCTGGCCCAGCCGGCGTCCCTCAACCTCAACGTCACGCCCATCGAGGTGCGGCAGGGCGGCGTCAAGGTGCCCACCCGCCAGCGGCAGTACGTCATCGACTGCTCGGGCTCGACGACGTGCAGCGTGGACGGCGGGGTGGCCTACATCACGTCCACGGGCGGGGCCGGCAGCGGCTACGCCACCATCCAGGACGAGGCGACGCCCCTCACCGCGCGCACCGTCGTCAACTTCACTGGGGCGGGCGTCACCTGCGTGGACAACGCCGGGGCGACGCGCACCGATTGCACCGTCCCGGGCGGCTCCGGCGGAGCGCCCACCACGGCCACCTACATCACCCAGACGCCGGACGGGACGCTGTCGGCAGAGCAGGCGCTTTCGGTCCTCTCGACGGGCATCGTCAAGAACACCACCGCCACGGGCGTCCTCTCCATCGCTGCCGTGGGCACCGACTACGCGCCGGCCACCTCCGGCAGCGCGGTGCTGCTGGGCAGCGGAGCGGGCGGCTTCAGCAACTACGCCGGCACGTCCTGCACCAACCAGTACGCGCGCAGCCTCTCCACCGCCGGCGCGGCGACGTGCGCGGGCGTGGCGCTGACGGACTTCACCGCCAACCAGGGCACCACCACCACCCTGCTGCATGGCAACGCCGCCGGCCAGCCGTCCTTCGGGACGGTGTCGCTCACGGCGGACGTGACGGGCAACCTCCCCGTCACCAACCTCAACAGCGGCACCCTGGCGAGCGGCACCACCTTCTGGCGGGGTGACGGGACGTGGGCGACGCCGGCCGGTGGCGGCGGGGGCTACGCGACGGTGCAGGACGAGGCCGTGTCGCTGACGGCGCGGACTACCCTCAACTTCACGGGCGCCGGGGTGGCGTGCGTCGACAACGCGGGCGCCACCCGGACGGACTGCACCATCGCGGGCGGTGGTGGCGGCGCCGGCAACTGGGGCAGTTTCGCCATCAGCTTCGGGGATGACGCGGGCATCGCCTCCTTCGACTCGGAGACGAAGACGGTGGCCGCCGCGTGGGTGTCGGGGACGTCCGACATCGTCTTCACCGCCAAGTGCGGCACCCTCGACGGCGGCGTCACGGCCGAGGAGTGCAGCCTCATCCACCCCGAGTGCAGCGCCGTGGCCCAGGTGGCGTCCACGTCCTTCGACGTGCGCTGCGTCTCCGAGGTGGGCGGATTCGGGCCGTACTTCGTCTCATTCACAGGAGCCAACTGACCATGCTGACCACCATCCTCATCTTCGCCCTGAGCCAGGGCATCCAAATCAAGAGCGGTGCCAGCACGGACACCGCCACCGTCAACACCCAGAAGTCCCTCCTGGTGGTGCGCGGGGCCTCGACGCTCGCCACCTACTCGTGCAGCGCGTCGGGCCTCGTCACCACCGCCGCGTACACCATGCAGCTCGACTCAGAGGTGGCGCGCGGCTTCAAGATTCAGAAAATCTGCATCGGCTCCAGCGCCGCAACCGCCGCCGCGCTCCAGACGGTGGTGGTGCAGCGGCGTACCACCGCCAGCACGGTGGGCACGGCGGCCACGGCCGAGGGCACCGCGACGCCATCCGTCAGCCGATTCGACCCCAACGACAGCACCTGGGCCGGCCGCTGCGCCGTCACGCCCACTCTGGGCACGGCGGGCGCCATCCTCGACCAGTTCGGCTGGACGGTGCCGGAGATTGGGGCAGGCGCTGCGGACCCGGCCTCCCAGCCCGTCTTCTGCAAGCAGTACGGCGACGAGTCCGAGAAGGCGCCCCTCAACCTCTCAGGCACCGCCAACGGCATCAGCGTCAGCGTGTCGGCGGCAGGCGCGGGTGGCCTGGCGGCGGGCAGCATCTCCATCCTCTTCACCTCGGTGCCGTGATGGACGCCCTCCCCTTCCTCGAGGCTGGCGCAGTCGGTGCCGCCGTCGCCCTGGTGGTGGTGGCCCTCGCCGCCCGCCTGCGCGCCCGGCACAACCCCGTCGCGTCGGCCGTCAGCTACGCGGAGCAGCTCGGCGGCACGGGCGAGGAGAAGCTGAGGCACGCCGTCCAGGCGTTGCAGAAATTCAGGCGCATGTCGGACGCGCAGGCGCGGATTCTCATCGAGGCCGAGTTGCAGGGGAGGGAGTCATGAAGGGGAAGACGGGCGAGCGCGACTTTCGAGACTTGAAGCCGAAGTCAGGCCAGAAGGCGCACAAGGACGAGCGCGGCAGCCAGACGTCCACCGACAGGCGCTGGTGGGCGCTGAAGGGCGACGCCTGCGCCGAGTCCATCGCCAGCACCGTCACCTTCCTCCAGAAGGCCCAGTCGACGCGGCTGCGGCAGCAGGCCGTCAACGCCCGCCTCTACGGCAACCTGACGCTGTCGGGCGCCGCCGGGGCCGCGTACGCCCGCCTGTTGCAGCAGCGCACCACCCCCAGGGCCCGCGTCACCTACAACGCCATTGGGGAGTGCACTGACACGCTCGTCTCGCGCATCGGCGAGGACAAGCCGAGGCCGTACCACCTCACCGACGGGGGCGACTACCGCCAGCAGCGCCGGGCGAAGAAGGCCAACGAGTGGACGGAGGGGTGCTTCTATGAGAATGACACCTACACCAAGACGCCGGAGGCCGCCCGCGACGCCATCGTCCAGGGCGACGGCTTCATCCACGTCTTCGGCAGGGCCGGGCAGGTGCGGCACGAGGCCGTCATGCCTGCGGAGCTGTGGGTGGACGAGGTGGAGGCCCAGTATGGGGCGCCCCGGGGGATGTTTCGCGCCAAGGACGTGGACAGGGACGAGTTGGCGGGGTGGTTTCCGGAGGCCAAGGAGGCCATCGAGCGCGCCACGCGCAGCGGCGGGACGCTGGCGGCCACCTCCCAGTCCGTTTCGGACATGGTGACGGTGGTGGAGTGCTGGCGGCTGGGCGTCGAGGACGACGCGGGCGAGGTTTCGGGCGGCTTCCACGCCATCGCGCTGGCCTCGGGCGGCTGCATGCTGGTGGAGCCGGAGGACTGGCCCTTCCCGTGGTTTCCCTTCGCCCGCCTGTCGTGGTGCACGCGCCCCACCGGCATGGGGTACTGGAGCCAGGGCCTCGCGGAGCAGCTCCAGGGCGAGCAGATGGAGCTGAATGCCAAGTTGTCCATCATTCAGAAGTCCATGCACCTGGCGGGCACCTTCAAGGTGCTGGTGTCGACGGGCGGCAGCGTCGCCATCGAGTCCATCAACAACGAGATGGGCACCATCATCAAGTCCAAGGGCGGCACGGCGGCGCCGCAGTACATCGCGCCCGAGGCGGTGCAGGCCTCGTGGTTCCAGGAGGTGGAGCGCCACATCCAGCGCATGCGAGACAGGGCTGGCCTGTCGCAGATGTCGACGCACGGCACGCTGCCACAGGGCGTGGAGATGTCGGGCAAGGCCATGCGCGAAATCCAGTCCGTCGAGTCGGACAGGCACAAGCACTTCCAGGCGGCGTACAACGCCTTCCACGTCGACATCGCGCGCAAGTCGCTGGCCATCGCTGACGACATGTCGAAGTCGGGCAAGCTGCGCAGCGTGCGCATGCCGGGCAAGCGCGCCTTCACCGGCATCGACTTTAAGAAGGACGTCGGCGGCTTCAAGGACTCGGCCTTCGTGACGCAGTGCTTCCCCGTGTCGCGGCTGCCGAAGGACCCGGCCGGGCGCCTCCAGACAATCCAGGAGTACGTGCAGGCGGGCTTCCTGACGCCGCGCCAGGGCCGCCGGGCGCTCGACTTCCCCGACTTGGAGGCTGTGGAGTCGCTGGCCAACGCCCAGGAGGACGTCATCAGCCGCAACCTGGACGCCATCATCGACGACGGCAAGTACAACCCGCCGGAGCCGACGGATGACCTCGCGCTGTCGAAGGAGATGGTGCTGGAGTACATCCAACGGTACCGCCTCCTCGGCCTCGAGGACGACAAGCTGGACATGCTGAAGACGTACAGCAGCCAGGTGGACACCTTCCAGGGCATGGCCGCATCGATGGCCGCCCCGCCGCCCGGCATGGGCGCCCCTGGCGGCGCACAGGCCGTCGCCGCACCGCCCCCCGTCTCGCAGTTGCTGCCCAACGCACCGGGGGCGCAGGCGTGAACGCGCCGGAGTGGCTGTCCGTCATCGCCGACGCGCTGCTGGAGCGCGGACTCAACCGAGTTGAGGTGGAGACGGTGTGCACCCTCATCATCAACCCCACAGTCATCGAGACGCTGCGCGATGCCGAGATGTGGGTGCGGCGAGATGAAGAGGACGGCGAGTGCGCCGACTGCGGCGAGTACATGTCCTACGACCGCGACGTGACGCCGCACAACCGCGACTGCCGGTCTGCCCGGTTGGCCCGTCTGCTGGTGCCCGGGTGGGGCGAGGCCGAGGTGGAGGCGGCCCACGCCTCGGCTGTCTCCGAGGACGCGGTACGCACCGACAACGCCATGCGCGGCATGACGCTGGACGGGCGCCGCGAGGCCACGCCCGAAGAGGCCACGCGCTGGCGCATCGAGCGGGTGGAGCGGATGGAGGGGCGCGAGATTCGCGGCGTGTGGCGCCCCATCCCTCCGACGCCATTCAGCAGGCTGGCAGGCGCGGTCGGTGATTCCTTCTTCGGCATTGACCGCTACGCCGAGCCGGCGCGCCTGACGGGCCTGTCGGCGTGGTTGCCCGGCGCCGGTTCGGTGCGCGACTACGCCCTGCACGAGTTCCCCCGGCCGTTCCCAGAGGAAGACACCCATGGCTGAAGCCATCGCCGCCCCCGCCCCAGTCGTCCCGACTCCCACCGCGGCGCCCCAGGGCGCCCCTGCCGTCGAGGTGAAGCCCACCCCGGCGCCCTCGGCACCGGACGCCGCCCAGCGACTCAAGGCCCTGGAGGAGGCGCACCGGAAGAAGGTGGTGGAGCACATCGTCGAGCGCCGGAAGTGGGAGGCGTCGCAGAAGGCCAACGGCGAGAAGATGGCGCGCCTGGAGGCGATGGAGAAACGCGAGGCGATGGCCCGCCTCAATCCGCCCGAGTTCCTGAAGGGACTGTACGGCGACAACTGGTACGACAAGGTGGTGGAGTCGAAGTTGAATGGCGTCCCGCCGGGGGACCTCATCCAGGCCGAGCTGGCCGCCCGCGACGCCAAGTGGGAGGCCCGCTTCGCCGAGCGCGAGAAGTCCACCACCGAGGCCGCCACCGCCGCCCAGCAGCGCCAGGTGGAGTCGGCCCGGCGCGGCATCCAGGCCGAGGCCGGCGACTGGTACGCCAAGGCCGGCGCCACCTCGCACCCCATCCTCGAGGGCCTGGGCGACGCCGCCGCCGTGTCGCGGATTCTCGCCCATCGCATCGAGGCCAACTTCCACGCCACCACCGTGTCCGACGAGTCGGGCGAGGTGCTGCGGCAGGGCCGGGTGCTGTCGCCGGCCGAGATGGCGGACGTCATCGAGGGCGAGCTCCTGGCCGTCGCGGAGCGCGCCACCGGGGCGGAGAAGTACAAGGCCCGCTTCGCGCCAAAGGCATCCCCCTTGCAAACGCAACCCAGTGGCGGTAGCGTTGGTGGGCAGGGCAAGCAGCAGCCGTCCGCGTCTGGGCAGCAGTCGTCCACCGGGCAGCAGCGGCGCACCCTTTCCAATAACCTGACGGGCTCGACATCCGAGGCCAAACCCGCCCGCATCACGCCCGACGACAGACGAAGTCGGGCCCTCGCCGCCCTCAAGGCCACGAGACGAAGCGCGACGGGCGAGTAGCCAGAGACGAGAGCCCCCAACGCGCCACTGGCGCACTGAGGACTCTCGATGGCGACTTACCTGGACATGACGGCCGGCAACGCGGCCCTCAAGGAATACTACGACGGGCAGATTGTCGAGAACCTGGCGTACGACGACAACCCGCTGCTGGCGATGGTGCCCAAGGACACCGGGGCCACCGGCAAGTACGTGCCGATTCCCGTGGTGTACGAGACGTCGCAGGGCTCGTCCAACACCTTCGCCACCGCGCAGACGAATCAGACTCCCGGCCTCCTGGCCGAGTTCCTGCTCACCCTGGTGCCTGACTACGCCCTGGCGACTCTCACCAACCAGGCGATGCTGGCGTCGCAGGACGAGAAGGGCAGCTTCCTCGACTTCGCCACCCTCTTCGTCGACCTCGCCATCCAGTCCGCCTCGCTGCGCGCCGCCTCGGCGCTGTACCGCGCGGGCACCGGCTCCATCGGCGCCATCTCGAGCATCGCGGCCGGCGTCATCACCCTCACCAACGCGGCCGACGTGTCGCAGTTCGGCATCAACCAGACGCTCCAGGTGGCGGCCACCGACGGCGCGGCTCCCCGCGCGGCTCTCGGCTACGTCATCGCGCGCAACGTCGCGGCGGGCACCATCACCGTGTCGGCGGCCAGCATCGGCGGCGTGGCCGGCTCCCCGGCCCTCTGGGCGGCGGCCGACTTCATCCTCGTCCAGGGCGACTCCAACCTGAAGTTGTCGGGCCTCGCGGCCTGGCTGCCCAGCGCCGCGCCCAGCGCCACCCTGTACTACGGCGTCAACCGCTCGGTGGACTCCCGGCTGTACGGCGTCAACTACAACGGCGCCCAGCAGCCCGTCGAGGAGGCCATCATCGACGCCGCCATGCTGGTGCGGCGCGAGAAGGGGCGCCCCCGGCACTTCTTCACCAACTACGGCAGCGACGCCGCCCTCATCAAGGCCCTGGGCGCCCGCCGCGAGTACGTGGACTGGGAGGGCGAGGGCGAAATCGGCTTCCGTGGCGTCAAAATCCAGGGCCCGTCTGGCCCCATCGAAGTCTTCGCGGACCGCAACTGCCAGCCCGGCACCGGCTACCTGCTCCAGCTCAACACCTGGAAGCTGTACAGCCTCAACCCCGTGCCGCACATCTTTCGGTACGGCGACGGGCTGGACATGCTGCGCCTGGCCTCGGCGGACGCCTCGGAGGTGCGCGTGGGCGACTACTGCAACCTCGGGACTCGCGCCCCGGGCTGGAGCTCGCAGGTCACCCTCGGCGTGTAAGGAGACGACATGGCGACTCGCGGCTTCATGGACAAGCAGTACACCCTGGTCAAGAAGCAGACGACCCTCTACGCGGCGGTCGCCGTGTCGGGCACCACCCCGGCGCTCCAGAAGTGGAACTACCCCACCCTGGGCGCTGGCCCCAACGCGCGCACCTACACCGCCGCCCCCGCGCCCTCGGCGCTGGGCACCGGCTACCCGTACCCCAACCAGTACGCGGCCGGAGCCGAGGGGGTGCGCAACGTCGCGCGCACCGCCGCCGGCCTCTGGACTGTCACCCTCCAGGACAACTACCAGCGCGTCCTGTCGGTGACGCTCAACGTCCAGGTGGCTGGCGGCCTCGCCAACATCGTGGCCGTGGGGCGCAACACCTCCGTCGACTCGATGGCGGCGCAGGGGGGCAGCCAGTTCGGCCTCGCCCTGCTCTCCGCCACCGGCGTCGCGGCGGACCCGACTTCGGGCCACGTCCTCCTCCTCGGCATCGTCCTCGCGGACGGCACCGAGCCGTAAAACCCACAGCCTGACGGGCGCGCCGTACGGAGGGGCGCCCGTCAGCAGCGGCCGGGACTCCATGCCCTTGGCCGCCGTCGCGTCGCCCCACCCCTCCCATACCCCCGGGGGTGGGGCGGCCGACGCACTTAGCAGGCAGGCGGTAGCCGGGCCCTCGAAGCAGGAGTCACCATGGCCACCACGCTGCTCCAGCTCCGCACGTCCGTCCGCCAGCAGACGGACAACGTCAACAGCCTCTTCGTGTCCGACGCCGAGTTGACGTCCTACATCCACGCCTCGTACCAGGAGATGTACGGCCTCGTGGTGCAGGCCTACGGCACCGACTACTACATGCAGTCGGCGGCGGGCGGCTTCACCATCACCACCGACGGCATCAACCAGACGTTTGCCCTGCCGACGGACTTCTTCAAGCTGCTGGGCGTGGACTTGCAGATTTCCGGCAGCCAGTACCGCGTCAGCCTCAAGCCCTTCACCTTCGCTGAGAGAAACGCGTACAACATCGTCACCAGTCTCATCCCCTCGGCCGGCCAGGTGGTGCGCGTCTACTACGTGCCCCGGCCCACCCTCCCGACGGCGGACGCGGACACCATCGATGGCGTCAACGGGTGGGAGGAGCTCGTCATCGTCGACGCCAGCATCAAGGTGCTGGCCAAGGAGGAGTCGGACGTCAGCGTCGTCATGGCGCGCAAGTCGGCCCTCCTCGACAGGCTCCAGGCCGAGGCGGACAACCGCGACGCCGGCAGCCCCGCGCGCGTCAGCAACACCCGGGGCATGACGGCCCGGGGCATGCGCTACCGCCTCGCCGGCAACAACCTCTGGCTGGTGGGCAACGGCCAGCCCGGGTGGGCGCCCTTCGGCGACTGGGGCAGCGAAGACGCCTTCGACGGCTTGGGGTGGTACTGATGGCCGCCAACGCCTTCAATCGCCTCTACGACGCCGGCCAGCCGCAGCAGTCGCGGGTGCAGGACAACCTCGCCGCACTGGTTGGGCCCGTCGCCAAGGCCTTGCAAAACACCCCCATCATGGGCGCCGCCGCGCCGGCCTGGGTGCCGCTGGCGCTGGCCTCCGCCTTCACCGCTGCCACCGGCTACGCCGCCCCGTCGATGCACAAGGATGCCCTGGGCTACGTCCACGTCCGGGGCCGCGCCACCTCGGCGGCCGGCGTGGCGGCCAACGCGACGCTGGTGCCCGCCTGGCCCCAGGGCTTCCGGCCTTCGGCGGCCTCGGTGCGGCAGTTTCCGGCCAGCGGCGGCACCACCTACCAGGCCCTGGCCTTCTCCGTGCTGGGCGTCGTCACCGTCCTCAACGCCGTGGGTGTGGCCGGTGTCGTCGACCTCGAGCTCTGCTTCCTGGCGGAGGCCTGACGGTGGGCATCGACGGCCTCCAGACGCAGGTTGTGCCGGTGGAATTCCGCCAGGGCCTCGACACCAAGACGCAGCGGAAGCTAGTGGCCCCGGGCAAGTGGACGCAGTTGGACAACCTCACCCAGGCCGACGACTTCACCCTGAAGCGCCGCGACGGAGTGCAGCCGCTGGCCGGCACCACCAACGGGAATGGCCTCCTGACGCGCGACGCCGAGTTGGTGGTGGTGAATGGCTCTGCCGCCACCCGCGTCACCACCAGCGGCGTGACGGCGGCCGTCTCCGGCCAGGTGCCGCACCTTGGCGTCTCCAAATTCGAGGTGTCGCGCGACACCGCCATGGCCGACGCGCCAGACGTTGCCACCGACGGCGGCTACACCGTCTACGTCTGGCGCACCAAGACGGCGGCCGGCGTGGTGACGGGCGTCTCGTACGCCGTGGCGGATGGAGCCACCGGGGAGTGGGTGACGCCCCCGACGGTGCTGTCCAGCCTTGGCACGGAGAAGTCGCCGCGCGTCGTTTTCAGCGTCGACGCCTTCTACCTCTTCTACGGCACCGCCGACGTCATCGTCCGGTGTCTCCCCACCACGACGCTGGCCCTGTCCGCCTCGGTGGTGGTGACGGCCGGGTACGGGACGGGCGTGGCCGGCGGCAACCTCGACGCCTGCGAGTACGGCAACGCCACCACCTCGAGCGTCGTGGTGGCCTACGGTTGGGGCGCAGGGGCCACGTCTGCGCGCTTCACCTTCGTCACCCATGACGGCAGCTTCCTGCCCGTCATCGGCAGCACCCCAGCCGCCATCCAGGACGCCACCGTGCCCCGCGCCCAGGTGCAGGGCATTGCCGTCTGCGCCATGGGCGGGAAGGCGGTGTCGGGCGCCACCGGGTACCTGGGCTTCTTCGTCAACGGCTTCACCACCGGTACCCGAGGCCGGGCCTTCGACGAGACGGGCGCCTTCATCACCGCCATTGCCGCGCTGGACGGCAGTGGCCCCAGCGTCAACGTCTTCCCGACGCACATCGCCGCCGTGGGCCGGCCCAACACCAACACCGCGACCGCCATCTACGTGGACGACATCGTGGACATCAGTCTGGGCGTCGCCCTGGTGACGCGGGCCATCTTCGTGACGGTGTCGGGCGGCGCCCTCGTCGTGAGTGGCGCTCGTACCCTTGTGGCCGCCCAG